CGGATATACTGGCTCTCAAGGCATACAAGGTGTTATTGGTTACACCGGATCCAATGGTGTAACTGGGTTTACAGGTAGCCAAGGAGTTATTGGTTATACTGGTTCTAATGGTGTAACCGGTTACACTGGTTCTAATGGAGTTATTGGCTTTACCGGATCACAGGGTGTTATTGGTTACACCGGATCCAATGGTGTAACTGGTTTCACCGGTTCTAATGGAGTTATTGGCTTTACTGGAAGTCAGGGTGTAATTGGATATACCGGTTCTGCTGGACCGGTTGCTGGAACAAATCAACAAGTCATATTTAATGATGCCGGCGCTGCAAACGGTTCTACGTCATTTGTTTATGACAAGTCACTAACAAAATTAACAGTCAATAATGCACAGGTTCAGACAAAACTAAATGTCGGAAATCCAGTAGCATTTGACTTTGGTGCTACTGCACTTGTTGAACTTGATGGTCAGCAGAATACATTTGTTCAGGTTGTAATTCAAAATGCCAATACCGGCATTAATGCATCATCTGATCTTGTTGTTACAAACGATTCGGGTAATAACACTTTTGGTTATATAGATCTTGGTATTAACAGTACTAATTATAGTAATGCTAACTATACAGTTGTTGGTGCCGGGGATGGATATCTTTACGCATCAGATACCAGTCTTTCAATTGGTACAAAAGCTGCACGTCCAGTTATATTCCATGCTAATGGAACATTAATAGCCGACGAGGCGATGCGTATTGCCCCGAGTAGAAATGTCGGTATAGCCAATACTGCGCCGGCTGATAAACTATCGGTTGGTGGATCTACAAATATACAAGGAACATTAGATGCCGGTAATACAACTATTACTGGGTTTGCTAACGTATCGACTACACTCACTGTCGGTGGAATTGCTACATTCAATTCTAATGTCAATCTAAGTGCAGCGGATCATTTAATACTAAGCAATACATCAAGCATTGTTGCAAATGGCACATTTGGTTCTTCTGGAGACGTACTTACTTCTAATGGATCTGGTTCTGCTTATTGGGCCGCTGGAAGTGGTGGTGGTGGCGGATTTACACCATCCCTTGGTCAAGTAGTTCAATCAACTACGGCACCAACAAGTGGCACGTGGCTTCAGACAGGTAAATATTACAGCAAAGCATCATATTCAGCATTGGCCGCAGCGCTAGGAGATGTACCAGATATAGGCGCGCCGGTAGCAATGCCAAAAGCCCAGATACCTGTTCCGTGTTCATTCACAAACACTGGCGGGAGGGCGTTATACTCTATGGCGACTAGCGGCACCGCATGGGTTTTTGGTACTACACAAACACCAAGAATAATTTATACAACAGACGGCACGTCTTTTTCTGCTGTACCACCAAATGCATCAATATCTACTATCACTGGCATACGGTATGTAAACAATCAATTTGTTGCAACAACTACGCCATCTAATAACGGTGCAACACTTTTGGTGTCTCCTGATGGTATAAACTGGTCGGCCAGGACTATGCAAGCTTCAGCATCCGGCGGCACTACATCCGCCAATTCTATTGCATATGGCGCTGGTGTTTATGTAATCGCGTACTCTGGTGCTATACTTTATTCAACTGATCTTATAACCTTTACTCAAGCTGCTCCGGCCACACTTACAGCCGTATATCTTAAAGTTATCTATGCTGGAGGACAATTTGTCGCGGTTAGTAGCACCGGTGCAGGATCTATAATTACTTCACCGGATGGCATTAACTGGACCACACAAACCAACCCGATTAGTTGCGCATACCAAGATGTTATATACGCAAACTCACTCTATGTAGCCTATGGCAACATCAGTACTGGGAACGTGGTTACATCGCCAAATGGTATCACATGGACATCTCGCTCTGTCGGCGCAAGCAACGTCGTTCAGGTAGTGTACGGCGGGGGGATTTTCCTTGCTGCAACTTTAGTTGGGATACATACTTCTACTGACGGTCTTACTTGGGCGATGCGGGCAACAAATATACCAAATGCTCAGGTACTAAGTGTTGGGTATGTTGGTTCGACTTTCTATGCCGGAGGATCAACTGACGGACTTTATGCAACTTCTGCAGACGGAACCACTTGGACATTAAAACGAGATGCCAGTGGCGGCGGTATTTTTGCTTTTCATGATGTTAATGGCAAGGCCGTTGCTATTGGGGACATGGGTATAGTTGTTCTTGCAGGTGGTACTCGAGAAGCTTATCAGCCAGGCTTTACCATAGCTTTTAACGTATCTCTTACTACTGGTGGCAGACAAGTTGCGTATAATGGCAGTAATCAGTATGTTATGGTTAGTTCGCGTGGCCTACCGTTATATTCTTCTGATGGCAATAGTTGGACTGCTACGTCACTCACAGGTACTAGTGCGTTCTCATCAGGGAATTGTATTGCTTACCTAAATGGAAACTACCTAATTGGTGGAGGCAATTCTACAGCTAGCATTGCAACATCTACTAATGGTATAGACTGGACTGTTCGAACCACGCCGACAACGACAGGCATCAATAAGTTTGCTTATGGTGCAGGTGTCTACGTGGCTGTTGGAAACTCTGGAAACATATTTTCCTCACCTAACCTTGCGACTTGGACATCCCGTGCTGCAGGCGCACAAGCGTTTGGCGATGTGATTTTTGATAATGGTCAGTTTGTTGCAGTTGGAGCAGCGGGTGCATGTTATACTTCTTCTGATGGTCTGACGTGGACAACACGTTCTGCTGGCAGCACCCAGTTTTATAAGGTAATTTGGGCAGCCGGGACAATCAATCTTTTTGTCGCCATAGGAGTGGGTGGTCTGTTGTATACATCTCCAGATGGTACAACATGGACCTCGAGGTCCGCGGGATCGGCGACATTCAGTGATATTGCATTTGATAGTACTAATAACGTTTTAGTGTTGGTAGGCTTATCTGGAACAGTCTATACATCTACTAATGGAACAACGTGGACTAACCGCACATTGGGCGTTAACACAGTTGTTCTCGGGAATGTCATATATGACGGGACTCAATGGCTAGCCTTTATACTAACGCAAAACGGTGGCGGGTATTTTAAAAGTATTAATAGTGGAGTTACATGGGTTCGAGTGGCGTTTCCAGACGAGATAACAATGAGTAGGGTCGTGTATCTCGGTGGTAAGTATATCAGGCTAGCTCCAAACTATATCTCATTATCATCTGACGGAGTAACTTGGCGTTCTGCAGACCAAGTTACGTACCGTACAAGCAGTTTTAATACTCTTCAAAAGATAAACGATAAATATTTTGCCGCGGCGATTGCTAATTATCCGATTGTATATACATCATCCGATGGTATTACGTTTACACCAAGTCGCACTGCTGTGCATGGGTATATAACATATGATGGGTCCGCTTATATTAACGTATACATTAATTCCACTGGACCTGTAGGGGTATATAGGTCTACAGATGGAGACACTTGGACACATTATGCCGATGTCAGTCAAAGTACCGACACTAGCACTACTCGAGTATTTAAACGGGTCAGCAGTCTTACTGATATCGCGTATGCCAGTGGCAAATTGACATTTTTCACTGGCAGCGCTGCTGTTGCTGATGCACTTAATACGCAGACCGTTTACTATTCATCTGATGGTGGCCTGACATGGTCTTCTGGTAACTTCCCTGCTGGACAGCAGGCAGTAGGACCTTCTGGAACTGACGGTACAACACTGGTTGTTGGTGCAGCAAACTATGGAGTTTATAAAACAACAGATGGCGGCGCCACTTGGTTGCCGATTTACGGCATAGGACAAACTGCTACATCTGTAGTGTATACTGGAGGATATTGGTATTGGTCATCTTTCCATACTCCAGATGCCTCTAATATCATTTCTGGTCCGTCACAAACCATTACTGCACTTGGAACTTACAACGGTTATGGCTTCAACATTAATGGATCAAGCGGACTTATTTGGAAGGCAAGTGATAATATGATAACTCCATATTCTCGTCTTAGCTTGGCAATTCCTGGAAATATTGGACTGACTGTAAATTCCAAAGAGACTCCAGTACGCGCAAGTGATACACGGGCACTTACGCTAGGTTCTTTCGCTAGTACAGCCGCTACGGTCGTTAACGCAATTGTTGAGTATCCACTGTTTTCATATAACACTTCAACTACATTCTTTGTACCACAACATGTTGTTGGTTTGGCTACTAATGAATACATTTATGCGGGAGCTTAAAATGATCAAAGTGTATGAAATCAAATTAAACGGTTTTTTAGGTGCGGTAAAAGAAATTGAACCCAGTGAAGGCGTAAGCGCAAATTGGACATATTTGCCGCCACCGACAGAAGGATGTTACCGTTGGGAAGCAGGCGATTGGATTCCAGGAGTTGAACCTGCTATAAACGAACCTGCGATAAGCGATGGGCAATTGTCGATTGATGTTCGCAAAGAACGCAATACGCGACTAGCTGCCACAGACTGGACTCAGGGGCGAGATGTACCAGAAACAACCAGTAATAAGTGGACAGAGTATCGACAGGCACTGCGTGATGTCACAGAACAAAGCGGGTTTCCATTTTATGTTGAATGGCCCAATGAAGATATGATTAAATGACAAATACAGTATATACATCTACTAATACTTCTTCTCAGGTAATAGATACATTTGTGTTACCGACTGAGAAGGTCATTAACTATAAAATTCAGGTAGTTGCTGGTAATACAACATGGTACTCTACTCTTGATATCAATCACGATGGCATTCAATCATCTGAACAACAGTATGCACTTGCAAAATCCGGAATCACTCCACTTGAGTTAACAGTAACGATTGCAAACAATAGCGGTACTGTTAATGTCGCGCCTACCGTTATACCTACGATATTCAATATTGAGAGAACTGCAACTTTATGTAATCTATACTCTGAGAATACATTGAGTGGAAGAAATATCAAGACTGACGAAGGCATTGGAATCTATTTTAACGGTTCTAATAATATTACTGTTCGTCAGACCAATAACAACATCTTTACAGATGCAAACGTTTATGTAACATCTGGTGTGATGGGTCCGATTAAAAATGGAAATGTCACGCTATTGGATACGCCAATCAATGGTAGTGTTAAGTCGATTGAAGGTGACTATCAACTAGTCGTGTCATCTGGACAGAAGGATAACTGCCAATCATATCAATTAAATCTTACTGCCGGTAAAAGATATATACTTTCAGGGAATGCGTATTACACTGCTTCTGATGTTGAGTCATATCTTCCGGAAAGAGACACCGGACCTTCTAGAATTGAAGTAGGAACACTATTTGGCGAGAATGATCTTGGTGGATATATTGCAACCGGTGTAGAGACTGCATTCTCAATTGTGTTCTCAACAACAACGGATGGTCTTGTTATTATCTCGACTGGGTTTGGTGACATTGGCAACAGACTCTATCTTAAGAACCTTCAGCTGAATGAGTATGTTCCATTCTATACATATGATCAGGACGAAGGTTCTTTGTATCTTAAGTGGAGTGCAGTGTCTGCTGGTGCTACTGTATTCAGTCTTAACTCTACAACCGCCAATAATCGTGTCTATGTAGATGCATCTAATAATGTTTATATCAATACACTCAACTGCGGACCGCAACAACCTACGAACAAACTAGCCTTGATTTATAATTCAAGTGGAATCGTTGCAAGTAGAAATGGAAATGCAGTAGTCACATCTACTGACACTTTCAATAAGTATATCTCTAATGCTGTATTTGTTACTACTCCGACCGAATTTGCTTATATGTCAAGTGCCATCTCAAATACTATAATGGTAGCAATGTCCAATGTCTAAAGATACTATTCACGTTTTTAATAATTTAAATGTCAAAGGCATTATAGCCAATGGTGAAATTGGGACTGTAGGACAGATTCTTCATAGTAACGGATCTGTTGCGTATTGGGCACTAGACGATAATTCTGGTGGTACAATTACCTCTGTTGCAACTGCGAATGGACTTTCTGGTGGACCTATTACAACGACTGGTACGATCGGTGTTGTAACCGGTTCAACACTGACCGTTAATACTACAGGCATTCATGTTAACTCGGCACTATCAATTACAGACCTAGCACTTACAGGTAACTTGACTGTTTCTGGTACCAGAACTTATATCAATACGACAACACTAGAGGTCGGCGATAATATCGTCACACTTAATGCTGATCTAGGAGCTAACCCTCCTACAGAGAATGCCGGCATTGAGATTATGCGTGGTACATCTGCTAATGCACAGTTTATCTGGGATGAAACAAACGATCGTTGGTCGACTAATGGCCAGCCGATATCAATATCTTCTTTAGTAGCAGCAGGTGCAGCATCTGGTATCACAACTCTAGCCGCAGGCAATACTACCATTACCGGGTTTGCTAACGTATCAACAACATTGCAAGTCGGAACAAATACATCAACATTTGGTACCGCTGCTTATATTGTAGCGAATGGTAATGTTGGTATCGGGACGAGTTCGCCAGCGTATAGACTTCATGTTGTGGCCGCAGATGGCGTGACGGGCAGCTTTTTTGCGGGCGCGTCTTACGCTTTGCGGGTGCAGTCGATTGCTGCTACCGGCACGGTTGTCGATGCGGTCAACAACACGGAAGCGACCTATCAGCCGTTGCTAATTGGCGGGTCGCTGACGCGGTTCATGGTGTCCGGCTTGGAGAAGATGCGCCTCGACGCCTCTGGCAACGTCGGGATCGGGACGAGTTCGCCGAGTACTAAGTTGGAAGTCTCCTCGACGTCTGCCGGTGCCACTATTGAAGTCTTGCGTCTCAGTAATCCAGGGGCTGGCGCGGACACCGCGGCGCAAATCAAGTTCACTGCCGCTAGTACAAACTACGGCACCATATCTGGTGGGTACGGCGCAACCGTGCCGCAAATGACGTTCAACCTGCCAGCAGGTGGTAACTATGTGTGGCAGGGGACTTCTGCTGAGCAAATGCGACTTGACTCCTCGGGAAATCTTGGTATTAATGTCGAACCTGTTGCTGGATATGGTAAATCTATTCAACTTAAACAAAGTTTTGGTGCAACTGGAACTTTCCTTTTTCAAGCAGTTGACACAGACCTACAAAATCTTGAACTGCTAAATAACGCTTTACCTCCTGCTGGTGGCTATACCGCTGGGTACAACTATACTCATACTGGGTCTTCGGCCACTAAGTACGCATCAACTGGGGGTAATCATATTTGGTATAGTGCTTCTAGCGGAACAGCTGGGAGTGCAATTACTTTTGGTGAGCGTATGCGTATTACACTTACCGGTAACGTTGGGATCGGCAATACTGCTCCAAATAGTAAGTTGGTCGTTGCTGGCACGGTTGCAATGGGTAATACCACTATTACCGGGTTTGCTAACGTAACATCTACAATCCAAGGTGGGGCCGGTCTCACAATTGCTGGCGCACTAGCCGGTGTAACAACTGCAGCAATGGGTAATACCACTATTACCGGGTTTGCTAACGTATCTACTAGTGTTAATTCGGCAATGCTAACAGTTGGTACTAGTTTTATTGCTAACAGTTCTCAGCTGACTATTAGTTCTGGTGGTAGTGCTGTATCACTTTCAAATGGAACTTCAAATCGTATAACATGGGGCACCGGTGGTGTTGCTGCTCCCACGCTTACATCGTATAGTGCTGGTACTAAATTAGTTCTTTATGATAGCGTCAGTGCCGGTTCTACTGGATATGCTATTGGTATTGACAACTCCACTATGTGGTTTTCTACTAATCTGATTACAGACGCCGGCGGTTTTAAGTGGTATGGCGGTACCACTAACTATATGTCTGCCAATGCAACTATATTGTCCCATACCGGTTCGATCCACGCGCCTATCTTCAAAGACAGTGACAACACTGCTTTTTTCTTTGACGGAGCCAGCACAACCAACATCAACACGCTTTCTGGTAACGGTAAAACAGCTCTCGAAACTGCTGATGGTTATCTTCGTATTAACCAAAGTGCCTCATTTACAAATGGTATATGGACAGGATCGAGTAATTTTCTTAACTCTAGTGGTATTTTTGGTTGGGGTAGTAACGGGGGCACTACAAGCTCTCGTGTATACATCAACGGCGGTACATATAATGGCACAAACGTAATTGCATTAGATGGATCAAATGGGCGAATTACAGCCTTAGATGTAAGAGCACCTATCTTTTACGATAGCGACGATACAACGTATTACATCGATCCCAATGGCAACGGAACTCGTGCTGCCTATCTCAATGGTAATCTGTGGATCAATCCGAAATCAGAACCCTATGGCGAGGGCATTACCTTCAATATGCCTACTCAAGCGACTTGGGGTGGCTTGCGCTGGTATCGCAATGGGCCAGGAGGAAGTTACGCTGGTAACTGGGCGTTTGGTTATTTTGGAAGTGAGAGCACAAACGATATTGGGTTTCACAATGGCACTAATGGTTGGCGGTTAGACCATTCGTTCAACAATTCTGTGACTGGCTCGTTCCGCGCGCCGATCTTCTACGACAGTAATAACACTGCTTATTATATTGACGCTGCCGGCACTACTCGTCTTGGGGATGTTCAAATGGGCAACGTCCTTAATCTTAATGGTTGGCAAGAAAGTATCGCGACAACGTTGTTCAGGGGTATTGAGTTTCACTCTGTAGGCGATAGAAGTTATTATATTGGTAAGCCAGCAGGAGCCTGGACACAGCCGCTAGAGATTCACTTCTTTACGGGTATTCGATATAGAGCGCATCTTAGTTATGGTGGACATCAATTTTATGATATTAATGATGGTGCTTTAAAGTTTAGCATCTCTAATGGCAGTAATATTGTTTCATCTGCTGTTGCTTTTCATGCACCTATCTTCTACGACAGTAACGATACTACTTATTATATTGACGCTGCCAGCACATCTAATTTAAATGGTTTAACTGTCGCCGCGACAATTACTGGAAGCATTACTGGTAATGCCGGAACAGCCACCAGCGCTACATCTGCAAATTACGTAGGTACAACTAGAGATACTCCATCTAGTTCATTGCAATATTGGCAGGCTTCTGGTCTTGGTTCAACTGAGGCACCTAACGGCGATTGGCATAACACAATAAGAATGGGACATGGATCTCCGCTATCTTATTATAGCAGCACATTAGCTATTCGTATGACCGGCGCTGGTTTAGGGGACATATACACCCAGAACATTACGGCCGGTACCCCGCAAGGATGGAAAAAACATTGGAATGACGGAAACGATGGCTCTGGATCTGGTCTAGACGCGGACTTGCTCGATGGAAAACATGCATCCGATGCAGTTGGCGTCAATACAGTTGTGACACGTGATGCAAGTAATTATACTTACCTTAGCTATATCAATAGCAGCACTGGTACTAATGAAAACCCGACTATCTCACAAATTATTACTACTAATAATAGTGATGCATTTTATAGAAAGTCATCATTAGCACATCTAGCAACTTCTTTAGGTCCAAATGGTATAACGTGGACAGGTACACAGTATTTCCAATCCAATAGAGATACTACAAGTAACAGCCCACCGTTACAAGCATATTCAACTTCTGGTGGTGCAATTATGTCTTTCCACAGAGCTGGCATATATGCTATTAATATGGGTCTTGATTCTGATAACATATTTAGAATTGCTGGTTGGTCGGCGGCTGCCAATGCTTTCCAAATGGATGGTTCTGGTAACCTTACTATGTTGGGTAACGTTACAGCGTACTCAGATATTCGTAAGAAAAAAGATATCACAACTATTGAAAATGCTTTAGATATGGTAAGTCGTATGCGTGGTGTACGATTCAGACGTATTGATACTGATCAAGTAGGCGTGGGCGTCATTGCTCAAGAGATGCTCGAAGTGCTTCCAGAAGTAGTACAACAGGGTATTGGTAATGACGACACTATGTCTGTTGCATATGGAAATATCGTTGGTGTACTAATTGAAGCAATCAAGGAACAACAAGCTCATATAAATAAACTTGAAACCAAAATCAACTCATTCGAACAGAGGTTAATATGACATTCGCATACACGTGGAAAATTACAAGTCTGAAGAAGCAGGACGATCCTTCTGCAGAACTTAATGATATCATCGTCCAGACATACTGGGAATGCAAGGGGATCGATGTATACGGCAATGCCGGAACATTCAGCGGCGCAACGCCCTTTGAACCAGATATGGTGGATGCCGATAATTTTACTACATACGAAGATCTGACAGAGACTCAGGTTCTTAGTTGGATCCAAGATGTAGTAAATAACAACTCTGGATACAAAACTCATATTGATGAGCAGATCCAGAAACAGATTGATGCAATCGTAAGACCAATGGTCGATGTTGCTTCAAGTGCCCTACCATGGGCAGAACCAGGTGAAGAACCTGTAATACCACCAACCCCAATCGCAAATACATAATTAGGAGAATATATTATGGCTACTAATCCAGAACTAGATGCAAAGCTTGCTGAAAATCAGCAGACTCAACCGGTTCCTACTGTAACTCTTACAGTTGATATCAATGAATTGAATCTTATGATGGGTGGACTACAAGAACTTCCACACCGCGTAGTTGATCCACTTCTTAAGAAACTGTTTCAACAGGCACAAGCACAGCTTCAACAGTAACACATGACTCTTCCTAGTACCGGACCTATATCACTAGCTAACGTCAATGTTGAGCTTGGACTATCGTCGACGACGAATATCTCCTTGAATCAGACAAACGTTCGAACGCTAGCTGGTGTACCGTCCGGTACTATTTCCTTGTCAAACCTGTACGGTAAATCCAATGCACTGGCTATAACTATTAGCCCATCAAGTTTGTATACCACGCGATCGGGCGCAGGTAGTGTTACTAGTGCTGCTGCCACAGGTAGTGGTACCGGTGGTGCTGGAGGATATACATATGCTTGGACATATGTATCTGGTAGCAGTTATACAATCAACAGTTCGACATCTGCATCAACCACATTCACTACCAATTTAGTTGCCGAGCAATACAAGTCAGGTGTCTACCGTTGTACTGTGACAAGTGGAGGTGTTACAGCATCCGCAGATATACAAGTAGATTTTGAATCGTTTTAATAGTAATACACTAACATGATATCTGTTCACAATTGATATATTCATTATACACACTTCTGGGATTTTGTACATCTAATAATGAGCATGGGCGTATTATAAATATAAGCAAAAGAGGTTACCATGGCAGCACCAACTACAAAAGAAACATTCAAACAGTATTGCCTTCGTAAACTCGGAGCTCCAGTAATTGAAATCAACGTTGACGACGACCAAGTAGATGATCGTATCGATGAGGCTATTCGCTACTACTGGGACTATCACTTTGATGGTTCTGATAAGATCTACTATAAGCATATTGTAACAGAGACAGATGTACTCAATAAGTATATCACCCTTCCAGAGAACATTATCGGTGCCGTTAGTATCTTCGCAATTGGCGATCCATCTATCCGTGCTGATGATCTTTTCAATATTAGATACCAGATCGCATTGAACGATCTCTATACCCTGACAAACGTGTCAATCGTTCCATACTATATGGTCATGGAGCATCTGGCACTTCTGACTGAGATGCTTGTCGGTAAACAACCGATTCGTTATACTCGTCATAAGAATAGACTCTATGTCGATACGGATTGGAACACTCTTAAGGTTGGAATGTTCCTACTGGTAGAGGCGTACGAGGTTATAGATCCGAACATATACACTGATGCATGGAATGATCGTTGGCTTCAGAACTATGCTACTGTCCTTATCAAGGAACAGTGGGGATCGAATCTGACCAAATTCACCGGCATGAATCTGCCTGGCGGTGTACAGTTCAATGGTGAGAAGATTTACAACGATGCAGTCGACGCAAGAACCAAGATGGAGCAGGAGATGATCTCTAGCTTCTCCCTTCCGGTTCTTGATATGATCGGATAAGATCTTGGGCACCAATTTCTATTTCAATAATTTCAAGAACAGCCAGGAGCAGGTCCTGATTGAAGACTTGGTCATGGAATCTATCAAGATCTATGGTCATGACATGTATTATTGTCCTAGAACGTTGGTAGCCAAAGATGATATCTACGGCGAGGATGCACTATCCGAATATAACAACTCCTACTACATCGATCTTTACATTCGTAGCTATGATACCTATGAGGGTGATGGAACGTTCCTTTCAAAGTTCAATCTAGAAATCAGAGACCAGATGACACTTACTGTCTCTGTTCGTAACTTCATGAACGAGGTTGGCAGTCTAGAAGGAATCATCCGCCCACAGGAAGGTGATCTAATCTATATTCCTATGGTCGATCGTATCATGGTAATTAAGTATGTGAACAAGACACCTATCTTCTATCAGATGGGTTCTATTCAAATGTATGATCTTACGTGTGAGATCTTTGAGTACAGTTCTGAAAGACTCAACACCGGCATAGAAGCAATCGATAGTATTGAAAAGAAAAACAGTATCGTTATGGAGACGTATGGTCTCCTTACAAACGATGGATTTGTTATCGTAGATCAAGATGGATTTGAAATCATCCAATCTAATTACAATTTTGAAACACAAGCCGGCGATTCGTACGAGGATAATACTGAGTTCCAACTTGAGGGTGAATCAATCCTCGATTGGTCACAGATCGATCCATTCAGTGAAGGTATAGTGTAATGTTTGGTAGTACATTTCATCATAATACATTAAGAAAATATGTAATTCTTTTTGGAACAGTTTTTAATAACATCTATGTCACTCGTCAGAATACTGTCGGCGAAACAGTCCAGACGCTTAAGGTTCCACTGTCATATGGTCCAAAAGAAAAGTTCTTAGCTCGTCTGGAAGGCAACCCGGATCTAGACAACAAGATTGCTATCACAGTTCCACGTATCTCATTCGAGATGACAACATTTCAGTATGACGGTGAACGCAAACTCA